GCTCTCTCGAAAATAACCAGATTTAAAACTTTTCTGGAGATTAACAGTAAAACCGTAGATCGCTGCTATCTGAGAAAACAGGTCGAAGGCGCGCACAGGGATAATAACATCATCCCCGTAAACGCTAACATCTTTTACGCTTATATGTAAGTATTCACAAACACATAAAGCAATACAGTAAAAGATGAGAGTTTCGAGCTCAAATGTGAAGCCATTTCCCATAGAGGAAAACTTCTCATACCTGAAGCTCTTACCTTCAACGGAACCATACTTAGATCTACAGATGTCCATCAGCGTAAACCATCGGCTCGGAGCCTGAAATAACAGCTCTCTGACGGTAGCTATACTGATAGTATCTGATGCAGAGGAAAAATCAACAGTTGCCAACTCTCCGGTAAGACTACCGGATAGAGCAAGTTGCTGATTCCTCTCCTGTTGGTTTAGATCAAGTCCTGCCCTTAGAAGCCGTCTGCGAATCATGGTGCCAAGGCCTTTCTGAAACCAGAGATTAATTCCTGGCTCAATTGCGATGGTCCGATCCGTTTTCGAGTTCTTCGGGACGGTCACGACTTTACTTCCAACTTGGAAATCAAACTTAATCTTCCAGGTCGGATACGCAACTTCTAGAAGGTCACGCATAAAGTCATGGAGGTCTAGAGTTATCCCGCCTTCTTGACGGAACTTATTGGATGCACTTGTGTCGCTCTTAACATTTGAAGTTAAGGTAACACCGGGGCCCCAGTTAGAGCAGTCCATTAATTCATCACCATCGAAGTCCGTAAGGATAACCGCGATTTTACGAGCGATTGCATCATGCAACCACTCGAATCGCCCACATACTTTTGGGGCGATTCGAAAGTTATCCCGATTGACTTCTTTGCAAACTACCTCGGACTTGTAAAAGCTCTCGAGCGCTACGGCCTTCTTGTCAATATTCGTCGACAAGAAAGTCGCTTTACTCAAAAATTTCGTGGCGAGGTAATCAGGCCTAAACACTTTGCTCTCCAAATAATTGTTTGGATCGCATTCCAGAGCTAATAACTGCTCATGTTCGTTATTAACGAACATAAGCCATACGGCTAGGGAACGAGGCGTATTAAGCGCTGACAAATAAGACTGCACCAACCTAAAGGTTGCTTTATCACGTTTCATATCGTGACTCCTTGTTAATCTAACGATTTAACATGTGTCATCCATTGTAATAAAGGACAACACAGGAAGCTGAATCACTCATGATAATAGTAGGAGGGAGATGGAAGCTAGTGATAACACGAGAGAAAAAATCGTGAACCACTTCGCTCCGGAAACCCCGTCTACCGTCACCAAAAGTGAAAATCGTCCCCACTTCAGACGCCAAGAGAACCCATCAGGGTTCAAGTGGTGCCTAGTAGAACGACTTCAGCTGAGAGACGCAAGTTACAACATCAGCATCGGCCAAGTAGGCGCCGAGCCTTTCGAGTAACTCTAACCGGGCATCCGTGTCCAGTATCACTGGAATAACGAATTCCGCGGTAGCAATCGCATCGCCAATTTTGGCAGATGTGACGCCGTCTATCACAGGAATCACGACTTTCGCCGTGACACGAGCAACTTGACCACCGTTCGCAGGAAGTTTCACCGAAATACTGACAGCGTTCCGAGCATTCAATGCATCGGACACGGCGTCGTACCAGGTGGCAACACCTTTCGAATCGATGCGATCAGGATCGAACGCTAGTCCCGGAGTGGGATTCGCGGTCGTGATCAGAGAGACCTGTGCTAAAGCAGGCATGGTTGATATCCTTCAGTTCAGGTTAAGGTCCTGTAAGAACCGCATCTCTGCGATTTACTTACGCGAAAAGACCTGTAAAACGAGGGCAATGGCGTTGGCAACATGACCACTCGAGAAGGGATTCTTAAATCGAGGACGTCGTAATGCGGGTAAGAACGTAGGATCAGATACATTAATGATCTCACGCTTTACCGAAACATTTTCGATAGTCCAAGAACAAGTTTCCTCCTCAAATCGCCAGCTGTCTCGGCTGAGGGCACCTTCGTGCACGGCAAAGCCCACTGGAAGTGGGGCAACGCACTTAACTGTCTCTTTGACGATAACAGTCTTATGCATTTCCTTAAGTTCCAGGCCTTCAAAAGCTCCTAACAGGCCAAGGTACTGACCGATTGGATAAAACCAGTCAATGACAAAGGAGAATGGAACGAGCTCCCAGGCCACGTTTCTTGGGGAAGTGAATCCCAAGCGTGAAAGGTTATTAAGAAGGGCGTCACCCAATCCGTAAGTTACATGATAACGGACAGTGACTTTAATCGATCGTGAAACAGTGTTCACCACAGAATTATCAGGGTTAATAACCGTTTCATCTTCGAATACTATGTCCTTCTTAGATTTGCTCCTCGCATATACTGGTTGGAAATTCTGGACCAATTCAGCTAAATGCTGAACTGCTCCATCTATATCACTCAGTAATGGAGAAACACCATAGCGATAAGCAAGAAATACACCCGCCGTCTCCTTCTTAGTAGAAGGAAATAAAGAAGCGAATGCCGCTCCCACTCGTCCTGCTTTTAACAGCAGAAATGATTTAGCTAAATGCAGTGCTGCCGCGGAAATCATTCCCGTGGTTTGTGCAAGTTCAGCTAAACCAGTTGCTAGATCAACAGACTGACGACGAACAAGCTTATATAGCCGTGCGAGTGCAATTTGCTCGCAAAGTTCTATTTCGCCCGAAACTTCATCAGAAAAGTGATCTTCACGTCGGTAATCGTCAACGACAATCAACGGATATAGGGGTATAATACCCTTAAACCACTGATCCGAGGCAAATTGATGCTCGAGCTTCGAGATCGCATACAACACAAACTTTCCGCTGATCGATATCACGTCAGTCCATGAAACCCACTGGGTTTCAAGTTCCTCTTCAATATAATGAAGAAGAGAACTGTCGTGAACCAGAGTATAACTTTCTGGCGACGCTACCATGTTACACTGGAAATAATCCAAGGAGTTAGTCTTCAGCTTCTTCTCAAAGCTAGACCTAGGAATTTTGGACCAAACGGTCCTAATTCTCCAGGCCCAGCCCCAAGTCCGGCCGTTGACATACCTATCCTTAGAAAAGTCCCAGCGTCGAACCTTAGAGCCGAACGGAGTATACACCTTTTTATAAATTAGTGTCTTCTTCCGCTGTTTTCTTAAGGTTCTCATCATCGCGGAGTTATGATCACTGCCACTTGATGTCGTGAACGTCTCTGGCAAAGTATCGCCAGACACCAATTCGGCTGAGTTTATGATAGAATATCTCTTGGGACCAAACGTATTCCGGTACCAATTTAATGGATACCCGGGATGATCGGTTTCCCCAAAAGACTCTACCATGACACAATCGATCAGTATAGCGACGCTCATTGTACCATATGGCATGATTTTTCTCCTAGATGTTTACGAGCATTACAGCTCGTTACATCGGCATATTGGCCATTTTTGCCAAGCCGAGGAATTTCAAGGAGGCTTGTTTCACATTCGCTTTCCCACTGTAAGACAAACCACTAAACAGTATATGGAAAAGCTTTTGCCGACTCATTTTCAGAAGCGAAAAACGGTTCTCCCACGGTTGTAACTCCGCGAGTTTACCATAATAGCTCTGTGATGCGAAGATAATCGCCCAAACCAGCTGCCGTCGTGTGATATGCCTTGCGTTAATTGTGAAGCGCATGTGACTCTCCTTGATAATTAGATGGCGTACTACACCACCCAAGAACCCCATTCAACGAATGTTGAACGTAAGGCTCCAGGACCCGAAAGGATCCGTTTAGAACTACCCCGAGTAATCGGG